TTTTCTAGCGTTTGATCCAGACGACGACCTTTACGAGGATGAACGTGACTACTAGACCCGACCCACTGATGTCCGCGTCTTACGGGGCTACTGACATTGAGGCGCAAAACAATCGCCTGGTTTGGCTCGGCATGCTTTACAAGCTGGAAAAAAGAGACGACCCAGCACATGAAAAGCACGGTCTTTATACGGGCCTGAACCGTAAGCACCTGGTTTGGCCTGGTAGTGACGAAAACTAAGGATCAGATTCCTAACTGTCCATTGACTACCCCAGTTAATGTACCTACAGAAAACGTTGACTCTCTCAACAATGATCAAATCTTTTGTGACTGGTGCCGCCGTCATTGCGGTCAGTGCATTGGCCCCCCTGTCTGCAACCGCCGGACCTTATTTGAATCCTGAGTTCAATGGGTCGAGTTATGGTGATGATCACCTTGGCGCGAGTCTAAATCTGGACGTTGGTTACGAAGGCGGCGAAGGCGTTTATTCGTATTTCATCCAGGGCGGTCCAGTTGTTCTTATGCCTAATGGCGTGGAAAACGAGATCGAATTTGCGGCTAAATTTGGGGGCTCGGTGCAGGTAGCTGAGACCGTTGGGGTCTACGGAGAACTCAGCGGCGTTTCTGGCGACGAATTTGCTTGGGGCTCAAAAGTTGGCCTGAAGTACGGATTCTGAGTTAGTCTTTAACAGAGCAACTGCAACCTTCCCTGGTCTCACACAGCAGGGGAGGTTTTTTTCTGTGCAATCTGATCATGCAAAAACTATTCAACGTAATGTCTGTAGCCTCGTTCACCATCAGCGTGAGCATGGTTGCAGGGAGCGCACTGCTCTACAGCCGCATCCCATCAATCACAAAGCACTACATGGGTGAACTTCAAACTGAGCTAACCAAGATCGTGACTGACATGGTTCCTGGCCAGATTGATGCTGTTTTACCCGAACTACCCAAATCGACAGGGCCTGCTGTGCCAAATGGCATCAAGTCGCCATTCTGATAGGTGCCTGAAATACCTGAGATTGGGGTAAAGCCAATTGTCGTGCCGACAATTTCTATAGGCCAGCCAATACCACTACCCGTTTTACCAGCAGCACCCCCGGTTACGTCTGCACGTTTTCCAATTATTGACATGCCTGGATGTGTTCGGGCAAGGATTACCAAAGGCAAAGGCGTCGAAACGTTTGAGGACGATTCACGCGGCACAGTAACGCTGTGCGAGGGTTCGGTCCCTGTCTATGACGCTCCTAATTACACCCCCCGTGATTTCACATGGGTGCAGCCACCACAAACAAACACAAAAAAGCCAGAGCTAAAAGCCCCGGCCGCAGTCCCTTCCCCAAGTGTACCAAGTGCCGACACCGGCCTTCCAAACTTGCCACAGGACAAACCGTGCCCACCGTTTGGTGCGTTAGAAATTGGATCGTTTAACAAATTAGGGACGCAAGTTTTGGCGGGTTACGAGCTGCAAGATGGCGACTGCGTCAAGACCTGGGCCTCAGTCCCGGTGAGCCAGGTTGTTAATAATTACTTGCCGGAAGTTGGCCCCACGTTCTCTGTGGCGCTCACAGCTGCTTTTGCCACAACAGCTGCGATTTTATCTAAGCCGATTGCATCGGTGTTGCAAAAGCTGGCTAAGCCAATCACGAAGAAGGTTGTGAAGAAGCTTTTGTTGAAAAAGGAAGTACCGGTATCTTTGCGGGAGCGGATCCTGGCGCAACGAGATCGGAATCGAGCACTAATGGTTTTACGTCGGGCTGTGAGTAAGTGATGGCGTGGATGTGGTCTTCTACAGGGATGGGCTTAAGAACCACATCAGCACAAATGGCTTTAAAAGGACTTTTATCAGAGAAGCCATATCCATCGCGGATCGCCTGTTGACACGCTTTTAAACGTCCAATTTCGTAATTTAATCTTTTGTCAGCCAAGCTCTGTTCATAAAGAGCAACCTGTTTCTCTGCGGCCTTGAGGCAAAGGTTGATAGCACGACGATCTAATGGCACAGATATTGTCGCAGTGATCCCAAAATTGTTGCTGTAGTTGCTGCGATACCCGGTTCTCATTGGTTTCATGAAGATAATTCGACCAGGACTGTCGGGAATTCCGTCTGGCCCGTCTAAACCTGTTTGTGGATCAATTAAGCCGTAATTATCGCTATTATCGTAAACCGGCTCTTCATAATATTCATTGTTAGGTTTACCCCAAGAATGTACGCCAGACATAAAAGGGGACACATTTAGCGTTGCTCCGTCACATTGAATACCTGAACCAAAGCTAAATTTTTGATATTGACCTGGTGTTACTTGCACAGCTTGATTAACAACTGAGCCGCTGCTATTTGACACTGGGGATGCAGTTGCGCTGACCTGTGCAGTGGCAGGCCCGGCATAAATTAAACCGAGCAACAGTGCAGTCGCGGTTGCTTTCATTGGCTAAAGGTGCTGGTTGAGTCGGTCACGCTTTCGATGATTGTTTCTCTGTCAATAATTACTTTTTCGATCAGACCGGGGCCCTGATAGGTCTCTGCAAATTGGAAGGCAGCACCTGGTGTCGATTGAACCCAGCTGCTGCGATTGGCAAGGTCTAGACCTGCACTGCTAGCTGATGGGCTCACCACTGCGCTTGCTGGCTCAACGCCTGTGCCTGTGACTGTGTATTCCCAACCAGTGCGGTAAGACTCTGAAACAATCGACTCTTTCACGATTGTTTTTGACTCTGTGTGGCTTGAGACCTGGCCCTGAGAGAAGTTCGGTACGACCGGGATCGCTGCCGCTGGTGATGCCAAAAGCAGCAAAAGCGCACTAGCGGCTTTGCAGTTCACTAATCACCTGCCCGATCGCACTGGTGTTCGCCCCACCAGCGGTCACCGTGATTGCCCCAGAAGTGGTCAGGGTGCCTGCCAGTGTTGATGCGGTGCCTGCGGCTGTGCTGGTCACATCGCCAAAAGCGGGCACAGCTCCAACGGTCGGGGCAGACGTGGGCACAAGATCGCCTTGCGAGTAGCTGCTTGCAAAGCTAAAAGAGTTGCCCGCAGTCTTCTGCGTTGCGTCTGGAATTGTAATTGCGTTAACACCGTTGGTAGCTGCCCCAAGCCCCCCAAGGGCGTCGGCCGTGGTGCTGCCGCCTGCGCTCACAGACGTGTCAACTCCGTTCCCGCTGATGCTGTAGCTGTTGCCAACGCGAACAGCACGGCTTGAAGCACCTCCGACATCGAGCTGAACGCTGCTACTGATTCGGTGGGTGAGGTCAGCCTGAGCAGGTAAAACAGCCGCCAAAGTGATGCTCAATACCAAAAGTGTGCGGGTCATTTGATGCCTGCATTGGTTTTACTGTTGTCAACAATAACTCCGTTCTCCTCTTTCTTTTTCTTGCCAAGTTTGCCCAGGGCTGGCGTATAAGTCGCGGCTGTTCCGGTCAGCAAAGAGGCTGGAAACGTGGGATCTACACTTTGCGAAAAAATGCCGAGATAATTTGCCGTCAAAATCCCCATTGACCACAAAAGAATGGTCACGCGGACAACATCACCCAACCAGGAGTGTTGCTGATCGTCTTGTTCTTCCGACTTGGTTTGCGGTGTTTCTGCCATGGCGTAACAGAGCTACGCTCTAAGGGTAACGATCAGGCCTAACCATGCTGCTACTGATCCGTCCAATCCTGTTTCGGTTCTTGCAATCGGAGGGAGTCAAAAAACTGGTGGTCGATCTTTTGACTGCATACGCCAAATCGACCGAATCACAAATAGACGATCAAGTCGTTTCCTATGTGGTCAAGTTCATGTACCCGGAAAAAAGAATTGAAAAATAAAAATGGCCGTTGGCCAAACCGTTTACGACCAGCCATTATCGGGCCGTCTGTAGGTTTTCTGAGCGTGCTCAGTTTGCTGCCTTTTTTCCAACATTTCAGGGATGACTCGCCCTACCACCTGGCTGGCGTTGCGGCCCTACAAGATGCCATGCCTGCTGAGCTTCTACAGGAAGACAGCCAGTGGTTCGAGGCCTGGCGGGCTGCTGGGATTGACGAAACGGTCTATGTCCCTTATTTCAAACAAACCGATAACGGCCCCGATGGCTGGCGTGATTGTTTCGCCTCTTCCGCCGCCATGCTCGCAGCCAGCGTC